TTTGGCTTTCCTGTAAAGTTAGTATCGGTTGTTGATCTCTCTGGAATATACTCATCTATGAAAGTTGTATCTCTTTGCTGTAGCCAAGTTCTAGTCCCATCAGTTTCAACTAATTGTAACCCTCTAGCAAATTTAAATCCACCCTCAGGACCACTGACATCTAAAAAAGCATTATTAGCTGTAAAGGTTGTTGTTGCGTATCTTCTTTGGTCATCACTATCAACTTCTCTTGAGACTTTATTTTCTGTGTTTGTAATAAAAACATTTATAACTGTGTTTGTTAAAACATCAGATGTAACCTCTGTATAGTTTCTTACGTTATCTAATAATTCAGAATAATTCATGATATCACCACAGTCACATTACCAACTGCTGAGGACATTATCAAGTCATCTCTAATAGGTGAGGGCTGCATTCCAACACTATCAAAAGGTGTACTGTTTGGAAAACCTACATCAACAATTAAAGGCTCTGTTCTATCCGGTCTAGGATTTCTTAAAGCCTCTGGATCTGGTTTTGAATAGGGTGGATCTAGTTGAGGGTGTTTTGGTTCATAACACTCTGGACAAACGAGAAGTCCATTCCACTCTTTTTGTAAATCTAAATAATCATATTGATAGCCACAACGATCACAAATCGCTTGTGATTTTTTTCCAACTGCAAAAGTCATATTTAACTTCCTCTAAAAAAATTTTGTGGCACTAAATGAACAGATGTTCTCTGCCCATCTTCTGTTAAAGCTCTTTGTAGTTCATCCTCGTAGTATAGTTTCATTTCTTGAACTCTACCTGCGTTATGTTTTTGTGCTAAATAAAATGAAAGTCCAGAAACCATACAAGGTAAAAATCTATATGGTGCATCAGGTGTGTTTGTGTAAGCACCTGCATCCTCAATCCTAGCAACATAAAAATAATTAATTTGTGTATCAGTTACATTAGGAGTTAAATATAAATTTATTTCAACGTTAGATAAATTTCTTCTAACATAATATTGACTTGGTGTGCCTGTAGAACTTTTATTTGGTATGGCTTGATACTCTGATCTAGAAATTTTAGTCATGGTCGTATCGGTGCTACCATTTCTAAAAACTGCTTCTAGCACGTCACTAGTGTCAGCAGGAGCAGTATAGGTTGTACTATTGGCTACTAGGTTTTGTGTGTGATTAACAACTTTCCAAAGATGGATGCCTCTGTTGCCCCATTCGGATAATAATAAATTTAAACTTCTTCTGGCTGATTTTAAATCATAACCAGTTCTAACTTGTTTACCGATTCTCTCAAAAGATTCTTCGATAACCTCGTCAATATTTAAATTAAAATCTGTTGTGCCTGAAGTAGCCATAGTAGATTATTTCTTTTTCATCATTCCGCCGCCACGTTTTTTCATTATACCGCCGCCACGTTTTTTCATGACTTGTTTCTTTTTAGCCATTCCGCCATCCATCATTCCCATGGCCATGGCTTTTCTTGGTGAAACTGCACCGCCCATCATCATCTTCTTGGCTGCCATTCCACCACCACGCTTCTTCATGACTTGTTTTTTCTTAGCCATGCCTCCGCCTCTTTTTTTGATTACTTGCTTCTTTTTCATCATGGTGTCACCTCTTTTTGTTTAGTTTTTCATACGTATGTTGCCTTTCAGCCACTACCTCATTGTAGTATTCTTTAGGCCATTTCTTATAATACCCTATCTTATGTAGTTTGCAACTTGCATCATACAGCTGTTTAAATTTTTGTATCAGCATCATAGAGTATTCTAAATCACCATGTGTTACTGGTGCATCTGTAGGGTCACATAAAAATTCTTGATCTTGAGGATCAGCAGGAGTTTCAGGATGAAAACCCATAAAATACACATCTCGTCTATTGTATGTTTTGTTGTAGAAATCTATTTTTTCTTGAAACTGATTGGGATCGTATTGTTCAAAAAAAGGATCACAATAAATTATTATATCGTGTTGTTTTTTATCCCAAGATTTTAAAACAGTGGTTAGTTGTTTTTCATACTTAGATTTGTCCATGCGAACTTCTATTCGCACTTTTCCATCTTTTCTCCATTTAGCTGCAAAAGGACATGCGGGGAAACCTATATGTTTGTTCATCGGTTCTAAGACAGTCTTAGACCAATTAATTACATCAAGCTTTATTTTTTCTGCTTGTTTTTTTCTTGACACTCGGTAACAACCCTTTGTTGACTGCTCTTGCCCTTTCTGAAAATCCTAATTTCTTACCAGTTCTAATTTTATTTTTTATGGTGGATACTTTGGCTACCATTGATTATGTCTTGAATCTTGCTGCTGCATTATTTTTTTTTTCTAAGAAAAAGTGGTAATTTTTTTTTACTTTTAGCAGGTTTTTCTTTTGATTTTTTTCTTCTTGCATCTTGTCTTCTTTTTACTAAAGCAAGATTTGTAGCTGATTGAATTGGATTTTTAATACCTCTTTCTCTAGATATTTTATCCTCTGCATCATCTGCCCCACGACCAGATCCCAATTTATAACTAGCTAGACCACCACTTGCTTTTCTAACCGTTTGAGCTGCTCTTCTAAATTGTGCTGCAGTTGGTGCTCCCTTCTCACCTTTCTTTCTCATCTTCTCTCCACGTTTTCTTTTAGCGTGAATATTTGCGTATAAGCCTTTTCTCATTTTTTCTTTGTGGTTTTCTTTTTACCACCTCCTAGTAAATCTTTATCAGCTTTTCTTGCTCCACCTTTACCACTGACAAAAGATTTTACACGGCCCATCGCCCATTGATGTGATGAAACTTTTGGTCTGGAACCAGAGCTGTAGTAAGCCCCTAATCCTCTTTTATAAACTTTATCTAAAGTGCTTTTAGAAAACCTGCTTGCGCCAGGTATACTTTTATATTTTGACATTAGCCCTTACTCCTTTGTTTGCTAATTTTATCCATCATAGCAGGGGTTAGTTTGCCTTGTCTATACAGTTTTGCAGTTCTTTTAATCTCTGCCTCTCTTGCTTTTGGATTTTTTGCACCCCTTACATATTTTCTAGGAACGCCTCCCTTTGTTTTAGGCACCCTCTTAAACTTTCTTTTACCTCCGGTAGAAACTTGTTTTCTCATTTGTGATCTTGATATTGCCATTAAAAATCAGAAGTTTTAATTAAAAACTCCTCTATCCAAGCGATCCTATCATCCATATCCAATATTTTAGATTTTATTATAGCAATATCTTGTTGCATTTGTGCAACACTATCAGCCTTCTTTTCCACTGCGTTTAAGCGTTCAGACCACATACCCCATGTCATGCCGACTGTTGCAATCAGCACAACATAAGGTAGGACTGTTTTCATCTCTATCTTAATCGACATACACAATCCTCATCTGTTTTACAATCGCACATGGTATACTCCTATTTTGATTTAGCTGACATACTGTTTAAAGGATTATTTAAAGCCTTATCTATCTTTAAGTCAAGGCTTTCTTCTAATAATTTCATCTCATCAAGAAGTTCTCTTGCGTCTTCTTTTTGTCTATCTTCCACGTCATTTACAATCTCTGTTATGTGTCTAATATCCCCATTCATTTGACGAAGATCTGCTTTCATATCAGATCGCATATCTCTCGCTACATCAGATATTATAGTGATTTCTTGCAGTATCATGTCTATCTCTGATTTTAAAACAGCCATGCCCTCATCATATTGGGAAAGGTCCGGCTCGGTATACAAAGTTATCTTCTCACGCATATCAAGGTAATCCTGATAAAAAGTAAAGCCGGTCCATGCAGCACCACCTAGTGCACCTAATAAAGTAAAGATAGCGAAGACTTTTCCGCCAGATACCTTCATCCCCGAATACTCAATACTGGGCATCTATCATCTCCTGAAGTGTATTATTTTGAGCCATGTTAAACAGCATACCATACTGATCTTCTATTGTCTTGTTTAAATAGTCATCTACGTTTGTATCTTGTATGTAAGACTGACTGTCAAAAAAAGTTTTAGTATTACCTAATATTTGCATGACAATTAAAGTCTTTGTCTGAGCGGCATCATCATATCTTGCCTTATCATC